AAAACAATTGACTGAACACACTAACAAAATTAATAAACATAAGAAAGAATTAGAACTTTCTAAAAATTTAAGAAAAGAAGTTGACATAAATGCTGGTGGTTCTAGTAGATACAGAATTAAAGAAGGACCAAATAAAGGCAAGGTACTATAATGGCAAAACAGAAATTAGGTGACCCAACAGATTTCAGTTATCGTGTTGACAAAGTAACAAAGATTGTTGATGGTGATACGATAGATGTAATGCTTGATTTAGGTTTTGATATCAAGTATAAAAGTAGAGTTAGACTATTTGGTATTGACACACCAGAAAGTAGAACAAGAGATAAAGTAGAAAAGAAATATGGTTTACTATCTAAAAAGTTTTTACAAGAACATATTAAGAAGTCAAAAAAGGTAACTATCAAAACTTATAAAGGTGACGAAACAGGTAAATTTGGTAGAATACTAGGTGATGTATTCTTAGATGGCAAGTCAGTTAATTCATTAATGTGTACAAAAGGACATGCAGTTGAATATTATGGTCAAAGTAAAGATGATGTTGAAGCTGCACATTTAAAAAACAGAAAAAGGCATAGAGTGTAATGGCAATCTTACGAGGTGGAAGAAGAATAGGTAATTTTGATATCAGACTTGGTTTACCAAGAGATAAATCATTGGTTGATGTAGCAGGCGACCCTAGACTACAAAGAACACAAGCTGGTTCAGGTACTATTCAAAGATTTCTTTCACAAATAAATGTAGGAGAAGGTTTTGCTAGAACAAATAGATATATTGTCAGAATTAATCCACCTAGAAAAATTGAAGCCGAACCTGTAGATGATGAACAAGGTTTTGGTATCAATGAGGGTGGTAATAATGAATTAGAAAGTAATCAGACTATCGAAAATATTGACATGATGTGTAGTAAGGTCACATTACCAAATAGAGATATAAACACAGCGTCACATCAAATGTATGGACCTAGAAGAGAAATGCCTTACGCATATTCTTTTTCATCTAATATAGAGTGTACATTTTATGGTGATAAGTTTTTAAGACAAAGAATGTTCTTTGAAAACTGGCAGAAAAAAATTATTAATGTAAAGACACACAATTTAGATTATTATGATAACTATGTTGGTAGTATGGACATTATGCAATTAGGTCAATTTGATAGTAAACAGGATGATGACGCTAGAGTTACATATGCAGTTAGATTGTATGAGGTATATCCTCAAACAATAGGTTCTATGGATTTATCATATGGTGCTGATAATGAAATTGCAAGTGTGCCTGTGACACTTAATTTTAGAACATGGTCAAACTTAACAATTGACCAAATGAACGCAGCTACAACTGGTAAACCTAATGCAGGCGTACCGACAATTAAAGCAAGTAAAGATTTTGGTTTGTTTAGTGGTATATTAGGTAAATTACCACCAGAATTCCAGAGAGCTGGTAGAGATGTCGCACAGGCGGTAACAAGAAACTTCCCTATCGGAAAAATATCAGGTGGTAGATTATATCCACCATATGGATAATATATTAACAAGGAGATAATATCATGGCATTGCCTATATTAGAAACAGCGACATATGAGTTGACATTACCATCAGCAGATATTGTTGTAAAATACAGACCCTTTCTTGTAAAAGAGGAAAAGGTTTTACTACAAGCGTTAGAGTCAGGTGAAGATGACGAGATTAAAAATGCAATAAAAGACATTGTGTCAACTTGCACATTTAACCAACTTGACGCAGGTTTACTACCAACATTTGATTTAGAATATGTATTCTTACAAATCAGGTCAAAATCAGTTGGTGAGATTGCTAACATAAGATTGAAATGTCCAGACGACAATGTGACTTATGTTACAAAAGACATTGACTTATCAAAAGTAGAAGTACAAGTAGATGAGAAACATACAAATAATATTGTTATTGATGAAACAAAACAAATTGGTATGATTATGAAATACCCTACAATAGATACAGTTGACCCTAAAAAGAATGTAAAGGGTATGAGAACTGAACAGGTATTTGACATGATTGCTGGTTGTGTTCATCAAATTTATGAAGGCGAAAAGAACCATAGTATGAGTGATTATTCAAGAGAAGATTTACATAAGTTTATAGAAAACTTAGATAGAAAATCTTTTGATAAATTAAATAGTTTTTTTGATACTATGCCTCAATTACAACATGAGGTAGAAGTTGAGAATCCTGAAACTAAGGTGAAAAGTAAGATAGTGTTGAAAGGAGCGCAAGATTTTTTCGTATTGCCCTCTCTCACGACAACTTAGAGAATCTCTTTAAGGTGAATTTTGCTTTAATGCAACATCATAAATATTCTTTGACTGAATTAGAGAATATGATACCTTGGGAGAGGGAAATATATGTAGATTTGTTAACTACGCACATAAAAGAAGAAAACGAGAAAGCTAGGGAGAGGGCTAGACGATAATGGCAGACACAGAAACAAAAAAAGATGTTAAGGTTGCAGAACCAAAACAAAAAATACAAGTCGATTTAGAAGTTGATACTTCAATCAAAGACCTTGGTGTAAATCCATATGCTAAATTAATTCATATGGCAAGAGCTGTTGACGCTTGGAGAATATTTCCAAGATTGTTCTTAACAGTTTACATTGTTCTATTATACAAATGTGTAATATGGTATATGAACTTAGGTTCTCCAACTATGGAACAGAGTGGGTTAATCAGTATCGTTGTTGGTGCTGGCGCTGCCTGGTTTGGTCTATACACAGGTACAAGTAAGAGTAAAAAATAATGTCATCAACAGCCGCCTTACAATTAGCTTCAAACATACAGAGTAAAGTTGGTTCATCACTATTAAGTGTTAATAGTATGTTACCACCAGGTGAAGCTGCAGCTGCAACATTACAAGCTGGTGGCGGTTCGTTAGGTGTTTTCTTATTAAGAGACCTTGCCAACTTACAACAAAAAACTTTTGAGTGTGTTGAAAAAGTTGCACACATTTTACAATCACAATTAGATTTAGCTGAAGACGCAGAAAGAAGAGCAAGAGACCAGGCTGCTGAGTTAGCAAAAGAAAAAGATGATTTGATTATTGGTCCACCTGCTCCTGGGGGTGCTGGTAAACCTAGTAAAAAAATAAATGACAATTTAGATGATATTGAGGATGCTATTAACAAAGGCACAATTGCAGATTTAATTACAGGTGGTTTGACTGCTGCCTTGTTGGCACCTGGAGCATTAAAAGCTTTGGGTAAAGGTCTTGCTAAAAGGTTAGGTACAGCTGCTGTACTTGGTTCAATAGCAGCTTTTATTGCTGACCCCGTTATAGAATATATTGATGATAGTTTTGATTTAGATTTAACTACTGAAGCAAAAGAGTCAATCAAATTAAGTATGATAGGCGCTGCTACTGGTTTTGGTCTTGCAGGTATACCAGGTGCCATAATTGGTGCAGCTGCGCCTATGATTGGTAAGGTCGCTGCTTATATTGCCGGTAGTTTAAATGCAGACGAGGTAAAAGATAGTGATTTTGCAGGCACAGCTATAGCAGGTGCAGCTGCTGGTTATTGGACAACAGGTAAACTAGCAGGTCTAATGGCAATGTCAAAATTTGGTTCAGTATCGACTTTAGGTTTAGCTTTAGGTGCAACACCAGTTATGATAGGTGTTGGTGCTGCTGTAGCACTAGGAGTAGGTGCAGCTTATCTTGCTAAAAAGATTGATGAATACCAAGAATTGACTTTAGACAAATTAGATAAGACAACAAAAAAATTAGATAAAGAAATGGGAGAGTGGGCTGCTAGAGAAGAAGAGGGTCTATTTGAAAGAATGGGTATTAATCTTGGTAGACTATCAGCATTAGGTGAGGCAAAAGTGGCGTCAGCAGAAGCATTTGAACAAGTAGGTCAAAACAAAGAAAAGTTTTTAGCTAATACCGAAATGCAATCAAAATTATCTGGATTAGCAGGCGCAATGTTAAGGTATAGTGATGACGCAATTACACAAATATTACAAGACCAAACTAAATCAAGAAACTTCCTCAACACAGTAGAAAACATTAAAGCAATTGCAGCTAATGGTGGTTTTGGTGAAGATAGTGCTGATATATTTGAAGCATTTTCAGCGTTTAGTGATAGAGTACAAAATCATGCTATTAAAATGGTAGAGTCTGGTGGAGATATTAGTAATGTAGGTAGAGCTGTTGCAAGAAATGAACATGTAGGTATGCATGACCGTAATTTAGGTGGTGATAAATTAGAAAACCTTAAAGCATTACAAGATAAATTGCCTCCTCTTGAAGCAGAAAAACTAAAAATTGAAAGAGAGTTAGAGGCAGAAAGAGTAAAATTACAAAAATTAAATGATGAGGGTATGTATGCTAAATTGTTTGGTGAAAATGAAGCAGAATTAACTGGCGACAGAATAAAAGATTTAGAAGATTTGTTGAAAGATAAAACTAAACA